TTATACGCAAGTTAATTTGGTAAGGTTGTTTGCTCTCTATTAGGGGGTAGGGGGCAAACACTTTTACTTACCTAACTTACTTCCAATCTAATTACCGCAAGATTTAAACTACCTTCAATCCCCACATAAGATTAATCCACAACATTTCTTTTTTAGCTTGCACGTGAGTAATTTTTAGTTTCTTCATTAAATACTTTTCACCTTGCTCAATCCATTCGTGATTCTGCTCTAAAGTCATTGTGTATTCATTATACCAAGCATCTTGCCTACCAACTACATCTTCATAACATACATTATGTTTACCTATTAAAAACATTAGGTTGATTAGGTCGATAACAACTTGTTTGCGCTTTTCGTTCATCGTATTTTGTGGTTGATGATTTTCTTATTATGAACTTCAAAATCGCCCGTTTTAGCGTCTTTTGTAACGATTGCAAAGCCTTGATTATGCTTACTTACTTGTGGGTTATAATCGGGGTTTACTGTGGTCATTGCGCCAATAGAATAACAACCTAAAACTTTACCATCCATATCGGATTCCACGTGCTCAGAGGTTCTATGAACGTGAGAAATCAATGTGCAAGTATTTGTCTTAGTAAATACGCCTCTCGCAGGATTGACAGGTGCGAATATTCCCTTTACGATATGATGTCCATGCGCTATGTTTAATGAGCCAAACTTCATGTAGCGATAGTCTTGCACGTAATCAATTTTCATATCTTCGAGCATTAATAACTTTTCAAGTTTATTTGCACTATACAATTCTGGTGCTTGCCTTAGTACATAATCCTCTATTCGTTTATCGTGATTACCAGCATGAAAAACTATTTTCACATCCATTACTTTCTGCATCCACGCTAATAAGTTCTTTACGCCTTCAATCTGTTCCATTACTCGCATTTCATTTGGCTTGCTTATGAAACGTGAAATAGTGCTAAAGTCTAAACTATCGCCATTGATTATAATGCAGTCTACACCTTCGTTATATGCATATTCTAAAGCTATCGTTAAAGATTCAATGTCTGTATATGGGTAGTGTAAATCGCCAATGACTAATGCTTTGTTGTGATTACTCCCGAATACATAGGGAGTTTTATCTTCTTGTGTCCTAAAGTCAAGGTCATACTTGGCACGTTCAGCGTTTAGTTTCTCTAAAAAGATAGGTGTTGCAAACCTTCGAATTTGTTTAGCAGTATTGCCCATTTTGCCTTGAACAAATCTTATCCTTCCCCTTGCATCTTCTATGTCCTTGAATATTACTGGGTATTTGTTTTGCAGTATCTTTGCAAGTGTACGATTTGCCGTTATTTTTGGGTTTTCTAATAAAACTTCCTCGGCAAGTTTAGCTTTGTTAATCTTCATTGGTTTCGTCAAATATTTCAGCGTGAATCTCAGAGATATAGTAGTCTAAAACATCCAACACTCTTTGTTTTATTCTATTTTTTTGCGCTTGACCTTTTTTATCGTATGGGTCAAGAAATTCGATTGAACTCAAAGCATAATAACACTGATTAATTATCTCAGCCCTTGTGTCGTAATCCTCGTAAAATACTTCTTGTTCTTCATCATTCCCATCCATATTGTTCATCGGGGTTAAATGGTATTTCGTATGGAATTTCTATTTGGGTTTCCATTATAGATGTTTATATTCATGAATAGAATCAAAACAAGGACACAATTTAATCCACTCGTTTGGCGTTATTTTGCCATCCCTATTCTTATCGGGTGAAAAGTCCCTATGCCCTCTAATCTTAGCTTGTGGAAATTGCACCTTTAACAATTTTAAAACTCGTTCTAATGATGCTTTCTGCTCACTTGTGCGAGTGTCCTTACCATTCATACCACCCTTATAACAAACGTGAATAGAATTAGCGTTAAAACCCTTTACGCCATTAGTTGGTTTAGATATGTCGGTAATATTCTCTACGCTTCCATCTTTATTGATTAAGTAGTGGTAGCCATAAGACTTCCATCCAAGCATCTTTGCCCAATAGTGTTTAATGTCGGTTGTTTTTTGGTCTTGTGGACCAGCCGTGCAATGAACTACTAAGTAATCAATATTTCTCATGATTCTGATTTGCGTTGTAATACGTTAAACAAATTCTTCAATAAATCAATGCCTGTAATCGCTTCAATGTTTTCTCGCATACTTTGAAGTTCGCTCAAAGCTATCATAGCAATCACAGGCTTTACCAATGGAATCTCATTCCCAAAATAAACTTCACATAATCTAACCGCAGCAATTGCAACTAAGTAACTCGATGCCGTGTAGAACTTCTTTATCATTGCTCTACTACTTAGCATTCCTAGTTTATGGCTCTTAATTATGCCTGTAATCCAATCGAACATAACCAAGCCTCCCACTAATAGTAATGAGGTAATAATTGGGGATAAGTAGGCTATTAAGCCTGCTGTTAAATAAGCTAAATATTTTTCTTTCATTATAGTATTGGTGGAATTGGTTTGGGTTTGTAATCTATTAATGGTAAATCTTTAACCCACATAAATTCTTCAACTACACAATGCTCCATTTCTTGTGTAGAAATTACCCAATCATTATTTATATCTTGAATTGGGTTAAAATAGCTATCCTCAGCATACAACTGCCCAACTATTTCGTTTTTTTGTTCTAATGTTAATAATCCTACTTTCATTAATTAGCCCTTCCTAAATCTGTTTGTAAAGTGTTCATTATAGTTCTAATGCTTTCCATAAAAGCAGCGGTTGCACCATTTGAAAAAATGCCATATGATTTAATAGGTATGTTTGTATATTCAGCAGCACCAGGAACAAAGGAATAATTTGCAGCACCTATAAAAATGCTTCGGTTCACTATTGTTGTCTGTGCTACTGTTGCACTTGATGTTGTGCCTCTAATATTACAATTAATTGTTGTGCCTTCTCTGTGTATCCCAATAAATCCTGAAGGGTTTGCGTTAGTTACTAATGTATTAGTTAAGTTGTTAACGTACCAATAAAATGAGCCTCCCAACCTTGCATATATTTTAAAATCAGATGTTGCAGTTCCCGCTCCCGTTGATATACCGCCATTATCTGTGTATGTTCCTGCGTAATAGCACAAGCCTAAATTATTGCCACCACCGTCAACAGAGGGAATCCAAAACGTGTCTGCATATCCGTTTGTTCCGTTAAATAACATTCCTGATGAGTTATGCGTAATTCCTCCTCCAAAAGTAAGCCTAAAAGCAGCGTCTAAATCTCTTGGGTCAACAAAATTAAACTTATGAGTCGCCGCCGTACCCCCAACAATTGGATAGAATGCTTTAATAACTCCCGCACCCGTTCCACTTGGCAATAATCCCGCACTAATAAGACTTGTGTCCATTGCGTTTAATGCGTCAATAATTGTTTGGTCTGTTATACCCGTAGCGGTTAAAAATGCTTGCGTTCTTGCAGTGTTTGTTGAACCACCGCCTGCTCTTCGCCTTCCAAATGGGATTCCTATGCCTATTCCTATAGCCATAAATTAAACCTCCCTAAATCCGTAACCGATTACACTTCCGCTTGTTGGTGTTACTGCTGCGATTGGGTCACCATTAAACATCGGAATAATAGAACCTGCGCTTAATGTTTTGCCTGATAAATTGTATTGAGTAAGCAAGTTTTGTCCGCCTCTGCTTGTTAATACACTTAACACACAATCGGTATTTACTACTAAGCAAAAGAAAGCATTGCCTGTCGTAGCTGCATCAATGAATCTCATTCCATTTCCGCCTAAAATCTTGTTTGAATCTGTCATATTTTTAAATATTTTATTTTGTTATTATTTTAATTTGAAGGAATAGCGCATGAATTATATGTGCTTGGAACATTAAGTGTTATATTAGCAGTCCACCCAGCTACTTCATCGCCCTGAGAATCCATAAAAGGGGTTAAAGTAATGGAATCTTGAATTAAAAACACCTCACTTGGATTTCTTAGTTCTATGATTACATCCTCTATCATTTGCAAAGTATCACTCATTACGTCATTTTCATTAGATAAGTCCTTTTTAACTATATCCATAACCATAAGTTGAAAATTCAAAGCAATTACCTTGTAAGAAAAGTTTGAAGGTGCTACATCAGCAAATAATACGGGGTATTGCATAGGACTTTCTGTTCCTAAGTCAGCAATATCACCAAAGAAAAAGCTATTTATTTGCTCGTGATTTGTTGCTATTGTTTGCAACTTGGCAATCAACTGATTTAAAGTGACCTTCATATTTCTTTACAAATTGTTTTAATTTCTCTACGTTTGTCTTATTCTTACTTCCTGATTTTCTCATTATAACCATCTTTTTGGGTTGTTTCCTTGATATTTTATCCTTGCAGGTATTTCATCACAATCTATCTCGCCACCTAAATACATTCCATTTGAGTAGTTTCTTGCAGTTGGATAGATAGTAGATACATCTGCGTTGCCTTGATTTAAGTAAGCAGGGTATTTATTAGGATTAGCCATTAAATATAAGGTAACTCTCTCTGCGTAATATTGCGCCCTATTAATTGCCTTATCCATTAAGTATCGAATATCGTTTAAACTTGCTTGCTGACTAAACTCTGAAGATTTAGTAGCCACGTTCTTATTTTGAAACTTAAAACTTAAGTCCAACATTGACTCATAAACGCAATATTTAATCATTGTTGGTTGAACGTATGACTGCAATAAAACTTGATTATCTGCGCTCACTGAGTTTCCACTTACTTGACTGATTAACTCGTTATACAAAGCAGTTCCCAATAATGGTAGGATATAAATATTTTGAACCTCCTTAATAGTAGGTATCAATAATTTTGGGTCTACATTCTCACTAATAACACTCTCTTGTTTTAGTGCTGCTTCCCCAATAAATAAGACTGTTGCGTTTAACATATTACTTCTTTTTAACTAATACCGAACTCCATTGATGTCTACAAAAAGGCAAGTGAATGTCTGTTCCTTTCACAGTCTGCCAACCTCCTCTTTTTGTCCAAACATTTCTATCTACTATACTACTAATTTTGTCAATTTCTGCACGAGTGTAAACTTTATTTAAGTTTAATAACGCTCTGCAAAAATCTCTATTTTTAGAATCACGAGGGCCAGTATATTTGTACTTAACCTTAAAAGAATCCAACTCATTTGAAACTCTATCTAATATAGAAGCCGATGGAGGTGGAGTTAAGATATTCCAAGCACCTTCCGTAATTCCTAATACTTTGTTTTTTTCTAAGTTAACTACTAACTCCTTAACTTTACTTTCGCTCAAACCCATTATTTTTCCGATTTCGGTTTTGCTTAACAAAGGATTCTTTTTAACTATATCTAATAACTCCTTTTCAACCTCTGTTGGTTCGTATATCTTAGCAAATAACTCCTTTTCATTGAACTCCAAATGGCTTTCAAATTCATAATGGTCATCGCTAAACGTAACTTTACGAGATTCTATCTCATCGTATAAGTCTGCACTTTCTCCAAACTCAGCAAAGATTCTGATTTCCTTTTCCCATTCTTGACTACTCATTTGAACCTCTTGAACCTCTGGCTCAGGCGGTAAACCTGCCATTTCTCTCATCTCAGGGCGTGTAGCTATTTGTAATAAAGTCTGCTCTGTGAAAGTAGGTTTAAACATCTCTAATGGCTTAACTTCAATTGTCGCAGTTGCTCCCGATTGATTAGCTAAGTAAGTAAATAATACTTCGAAATGTTGCTGAATAGGCTTAACGTAATTCTGTTCAAATAACTTAAAAGAATCAATCATCTCTGACCTTCCGCCCAATTGACCTTCTGTTCTAATTCCAAAGAACATTGGCGAAGTTATCTTATGCGCTACGAATATTTCCTCTTGAACTTGCTTATTAAGTAAATCAAATTGCTTGTCTAATTCATTTGGTTGAATAGGAATAACTGTTGGCGCATTGTCTACTCTATCAGAGAAGTTTATAATCCATCTTCCTGCGTTGTCTGTGCCTTTGTGCCTTCTATTTAATCTGCGAACTAAATCGTCTTTCTCATCTTGTGTAGGCTCTCCATTATTGAACGATAAAATACCACCAAAAAAGAACTCATTGTGTAAGTTGCTTCTATGGTAATTAGCTATCTCTACATCGCATTCTACATAAGGAATAGCACCAATATACTCAGGTAAAGGATAAGTAGCGGTTGCGGGTCTGTAATCTCTATAATAATAAATCTGAGTTCCTACCTTTTTTTCGGGGTTAAATACCTTATAAGACTTAGTCTTTGCTCTTGGGTCTTCCCAATTATTTGAGAAATAAAACTCGGTATTGTCTACGTTTGAACGAATCTTGCTAAAATCCATGTGGTAAATCTCGGCTATTGATTCGCCAACTCTATCCCAAATAATCTGCAAGGCATAACCACCATAAAGCAATTTATCTAAAATGCACTTATTGAAAATCTCATCTAAAGAATCAAATCTATTCGCATTAGCAAACAAATCCCAAGTTCCTTCCATCTCTAATCCCGCACCATACACATAAGTTTGCTTACCTGTTAAGATTGCGTTGTGTTTTGCCGACCTATTAAATAAGTCAACTAAATATAATGGATAGAGATTATCTGAGCCATAATTAACGTACTTTTTATTCTTCTCTTGATAGAACTCAGGTGTTTTGTACTTATCAATGTCCATACCTGCAAATTGTATTCTACTCATAAATCTTGATTTCGTTTGTTGGTAAATTATAAATGGTTAGGCTCTGCTCTGAATATCCATATTGAACATTTCCAACCTCTAATATTATTGCACCTTGTGGCGGTGATAAACTTGGTGTTGATAGTTGATATGCAGTGTAGCTATAAAGTCCCTCGATAGGTAATAAGAACTCGCCATTATTATTGTTAGGATTAGTTTTAATAGTCCATACGAACTTATTATAACGCTCCTTATAGCTTGAAATATCGGTAGCCATAAAATATATCGTCTGATTCGTTTGAATCGAACTAAGCGCAAATAAATAGTAAGGATTGGATATTGTAGTTTTTTCCGTTAAGGTTAAAATCACATTATTTGCTCCATCTTGAAGTATTACCATATCTTTAAATATACTTTAGACTAAATATAATAAAAAAGGCTACCCGAAAGTAGCCTCTTAAAACACATTATTACAACTAACAAAAACTAAATCACTGTGAATGCTGACAATGCAGCTACTTGGTCCATTGGATTCTTCTCCATACCAGTTAAAGCTAACTGATACCCTTGAAACTCGCCCATAGCAGCACCACTTAAAGCAGTACCTCCTGAGCATTCTAATCCATAGGTTTCGCCTAACATAAAGAAAGTGCCATCGTGTGTCTCTACGATTACTACGTTTCTACGTTTGGCAATTGTGGCCAATTTGTTTCTTGTTGCTTGCGTTAACTTGGTAAATTCTAAACTCAATAGTTGAGTGTAAAATAAAGTACCTACCTCTGCGTTTGAATTGATTGTTTCGGTAAAGTTATTTTTACCTTGTGGCAATAATTCATAAGCATAGAAAGAGATACCGCTTACACTTGTAATTACTCCCGATGCGTTTGTTCCAAGTGTCATAGCACTCGGTTCTGCATTACCGAAGTAAACTTTTTTTATACCACCGATTGCGTCTTTGCAGTCAAGTGTATATCCTGATGTGATTGCACAACTCATTTTTTATCTCCTTTAATTAAAAATATAAGGGGAGATTTTACCCTCCCCTATAAACTAAGCCAATGTGAATTTAACGATTTCCTCAGGGAATGCTACTTGCACACCTGCTTTGAAAGCTACGTGGTATCTAACCTCCATTGCTTCTTTAGCGTAGAAAATTTCGTAGTTATCTTCTTCACCTAATAAGTCAGTTCCAAAGAAAACATTTGATAACTGCATAGCATAGATTCTGTTAGTAGAGTTCAAACCATTTACTCCGATAACAGTTAAGTTAGTGCCAGGAATAACGATTTCAAAATTACTTACTGAACTATCAGCATTGTAGTGGAACAAGTTAGCATTAGTTAAAGCCATTTGGTATGTTCTAAAGTTGTTCATACCGATGAAGATTTTAGTATCTGCTTTTCCTAACAATTCAACAGGCAATGCTCTGTAAACACCTTGCATTATGTTGATGATGTTGTTTACTGTGATTCCACCTGATACGCTATAAGGCGCACCTGTCATGAATCCACTAACGTTAGCTTCAATAACTCCTGATGCTGCATCAATAATCTTGATTAAACCATCAAAACGAGCTAATGCTTGGTTAGTGCTTGAAGTGTTACCTTGCCAAACACCTAACTCTAATTGCTCAGCGATTAAGCCTGACTTGTACTCAGCATACTTTTGCTCGAAAGGAATTGAATCGTCTTTTGAACCACGTGGCAAAGTTAACTGAAGATACTTAGTGTTTAAGTCTTTAGGGCAAAGAGCCTCTTGAACTTTAATTGCAGCAACTGTCAAAGTACGACCTGAGAAAGTAGTAGTTCCACTTGCTGACCATCCGCAAGAATCTGCTTGGAATACTGCATCAGTATCCATTGTGTTTACTTGCTGAGTAGATTTAACTCCAATTTGTGGAGTGAATAAACTAATAGACTTAGCACCAAAAAGGGCTTTAGTCAATAACTGGGTTTCATTTGCCTTAGTATAATTAGCTAAGGCGGTTACATTAAATGCCATAATCTTTTATTTGTTTTTTAAATTTTTAAGTGCTTGTGCAAAATCGTTTAATTTCTCTGTCTCTAATTCTTTAGAAACTTTCATTGAACTAAATAGGTTACCATTGTCAGCAGGCTCATCGCTTGGAGATTTAGCTATCTTGTCAACTACCTCTACTAATGAAGTAAAGGCTTCTTTTTGTGCGCTAATTGCACTCATAGCTTCTTCAATCTTTTCCTCTAACTTAACTTCGCCCATTTTCTTTTCTAATACTTCTATTTTAGCCATACACTCTTTTAACATAGTGTTGATAGCTTCCATGTCGTATTCTTTCTTTTCTTCTTTACCTAACTCAATTTCAACTTCTGCTTCTTCTTCTTCTTCCTCTTTCTTAGGTGTAATAGCGATTACTTTACCATCGGCAACAGTTACAATCTCGCCACTTTCTAAAGTGTGGTCTCCATCGGGTGCAGGTATTTTACCTTCTTCGCTTACTATCATCAACTCTGCTCCTTCTAACTCACCTTCCCAAGTTACAATAGTTACTCCATCGGCTAACTTAGCCTCTTTAAATTCTTGCTCAGGCTTTTCCATGCCCAACGCAATTTTGATTCTTTTAATAGCTTCTTGTGCTTCCATGATATTAAATATTAATTTGATTTTTCGTTTTAATTTATTTTACCTTTTCTAATATTGCTAAGATTTCGTCAAGTTGCTTATTT